TGCTCTTTGTAAATTTGTTTCTGGTTTATCATATCCAACAGATTTTCCAAGCATACCTTGCTGATCTTTTTGACTGTTTGCCTGTTGCTCTGAAATAAGAGGTTCTGGTTTGATCAGATCGGTCGTTTCAATTTCAATTGGTTGAAAGTCATCTCTCCAGTTGGAGAACTCATATTCTTCTTTCTTAGTCTTGTTACCCCAGTTAGCAGCACCAACTTTACGACACTTGACTAATGCACCAGAAGCATATGCACTTGGCCAAACATCATATCTTGCTTTTACTTTCTTATAGCAAGCGTCTTTCTTTTCGGAGACTACTTCACCCTCAACTTCGGTCTCTTGCTGGAGAAGTTTCATTGCCTCGCGTCTGCTGTCGGCATATTTTTGAAGTCCGTATGAGGCATTCCCAATACCAGTTCCAGGTTTAATATTTTCTCCTCTCTTGGCAGCCTCAACACCTTGTTGCGAAGCTTTTCTTGCTCTATCAATTGCAGCAAGTCCAAGAGCACCAGCACCAAGAGCAAGACCACCTACTACTAAAGGAGCAAGTTCGTCAAGTTGCTCTAAATCCATTCTCCAGTTTGAATATGAATCTGCCATCTTGACAGGCATTTTTGGTATAACTGTTCCGTCTAATTTTTGTCTTTTTACTGCATCTTGTAGAGCTGCATCTACTGGATTTTTTTCTTTAGCATATTTTGTGCCAGTTGTATCATATGCCTCAGCGGTTACAATTTTTGCCTTACCTTTTCTGTTTGGATTTGGATCTTCCTTACGCTTTTTCTTTGCTCTTTTATTTCTTTCTTCCTTACTCATTGCTGCACGATCATCAGCGTCACGGCAGAATGGTTTGGTCTTCTGACCAGGTTGCTTGGCGCATGGTTTGCCATCATATTTGCCACCTGCCTGAACCCATCCACCACCTTTGAACCAATCACGAAGTGAATAGTCCTTATCTTTGGCAGACTTACCATCACGCTTGCCTTCATCAAGGTCTTCCTTGCCAGTCATGTAAGAAGCGGCAGCATCAGTGTTGTGCTCTGTATCAGTTAATTTTGATTGTACCCATGCAGGAAGATTATCTGCATCAGTTTTCTTTGCAAGTACTCTTGCTACCTTCTGAAGATTATCAATAGACTTCTTGACTTGCGTCTTTGCCATTGATACTTCATGGTCTTGCTTTTCTTTTGCCTCGTTCACTTTTCTTCCTTGACAGTGTGCTCTTTGTGAGAAACCTTTTGGATTCTTACAGTCAATAGACTTCTTATATTTTTCAGACCAACCTTCACTTACTGCCCCACCATTACCACCATTTCCATTACCATTGGTTTTGCCATTTTTTGTGGTTTCAGTAGACTCTTCACCACCATTACCTCCTTCATTCTCACCATCTTTTGCCAAACGTCCCGATCCCATGACATGGTAACCGAGAGGTATTTTTTTACACTTCTTTGAAGTGAAACAGTAGTAGTAACCCTTTTTGCAGGATTTTTTCATTATTACTATTCAGTCTTATTATTATTTAGAAAACCTTGCTTGAGTAGTTTCTGAAGTTCTGATGTGGAACCAACAAATACTGCATTATTGGTAACAGTGTTTGGTCCTTTATTGTTTCCAACATCCTCTTCTACATCTTTCAGTTTCTTCTGTAAGTCAATCAACTTATCTGTTGTATCAGCGACACTTTTAATCAACTGACCAGCAACTTCATATGCTCTTGGACTACCACCTTCACCGGCAAGTTCCATGATTCCATTGATTGCTTCTTGACCCTTTTCAATCAGCGAATATAAGTTTGCTCTTGTATACTCATAGTCTTTTGAGATGTCAGTCTTTTGCTCAGATTTTTGGATACTCTTTGGAGTATCGTCAACCTCAACAATACTGCTCTCAACATTCAGAGCATCATCAATAGAATCAAATTCAGACATAAGTTATCAAATATCAGTTTGTTGTGTAGGACTATAAGACTTAGAATCACCCAGGTATTCCCATTCCTCACTAAATCCAAAGTCATCACCAGGATTTGCATTAATTGGATCTGGGACAACTGTATATCTCATTTCTCTCTTGGCAGTTGTCCTATCGGTATCAGCATAGTTATCAACGATAACCTTGCGAATGAGACCCTCTGGATTGTCTGCGATAGGACCAAAGAGATAAGTTTTTGCAGTAAACTGTAATCTATATATTAACGCTCTTCTTGTGGAAAAATCTCCTTCATAATCGTCTTGGAATGAGACACTGTTTAAGACGATTGGGATGTCTCTCTTTTCTCCAATAGATTCGACTAAATCAACGGTCAAATTAAACGCTGGTTGAAAGTTTGGAAGAATCTGCTCAACAATCTGTAAAGCATCATCATTTAACTTACATAAAATTGCCAACTCAAAACCAATGTTATACGGAACAGGCATGAATACCTTCTTCATGGTGTTTCCATCCACTGCTCTGAAAGTCTGAGTAACACCAGTCTTTCTTGTGGCATCATAGTCAATAGATGTCATCTCAAATGACATTCTTGGCAATGTGATTTGAATCGGTTTGTTCAAATCTGCTTGCTGCTCAAGTCTTGCTAGAAACTTTTGAGTAGGTCCATATGCCAATGGAACTCTCATGTCACTAATGACTTTGGTTTCATCTTTGTGTTGAATATGAATATCATTAAAAAGCGTGCCAAAGGCAATGATAGTCTTTCTAATGATTTCGTGGTAGTGGTAAGTTCCTAACATTAATAGTTACCGAAAGGATTTGATTCTGTGAAGTCGAGTATATTGTCTGCTTCGAACTCAAGTTGATCATTTTGACTATATTTATCGATAGTTGTGTTAGCTGCTGATACTCTCACCACATAACTAGCGCCTGATTTTGCTCCTGTAATGATTTCTCCAGGATAGAAAGTTCCTGAAGAGATACCAACCTGAAGAATATTGGTGCTACTAGTCCACCTCTTAACCCTTGCAGTTGCTCCAGAAGTTCCCCCTGTAATGACTTCATTTTTCCAGAAGGTTCCAATACCAGTTGTGGATGCTGCACCAACTGTCAATGATGGTGTAGTCGTATAACCATCTCCAGGATTTGTAATTCTGATTGAAGTTACAGTTCCTGCAGATCCTACTACTGAGGTTGCTGTTGCTGTTGTTCCAGCACCAGGTCCAGCAATAGTCACTGTTGGGGCAACAGCATATCCCGATCCACCACCGGTAATATTGACAGAAACTATACCATTTGATGTTGTATTGATAGAGCAAGTTGCTGCAGCACCACTTCCACCACCACCTGTAATAGAAATAGTTGGGGCAACTGTATAACCAGATCCAGCATTTGTCAATAATATCTCCTTAACGGATGTTATACTATTTCTTGTTGTAGTAATAGCAACTGCTGTTGCAGTTGTGAATCCCGTTGGTGGAGATGAGAACGTAATCGTAGGAGTGCTAGTATATCCGGATCCATCATCATTTAGGAAAATTTGTCTCACGTAACTACTACCAATGCTTACTGAAGCATTTGCATTAGATCCACCTGAGAAAAGTCTGAGATCAATAATATATCCAGTTTGATCTAATACTTCACTGATTTCATCGACCGTAGTATCAATAACTTCATCTTCGTATTCGAAGAGTTCACATTTCAGTTCATAGACATAGTTTTTACCTAACTGATAGAAAGGTTGCTCATGCTCTACAAACTTAACCTCAAATATTCTTTGACCGAGTGGGAAATAAATCAAATCTCCTTCTCTAGGTCTTGAAGATACTGTGATTTCTTCATCATCCATATCCTCAAGAAAAACTGAGATAAAGTCTTCGAATCTTTCTTTCGAAATAGTCAAAGATAACTCATCTCTAATACTTACACCAAACTTTGTCATTATATCGCCAGCACCACTGTATCCATCAAAGTTATTAATATATGCTTCAAGCAAGAAGTTATCATCAAACGTTGATGATTGAATCTCCTCAATAATCGTTTGCTTTCTTACAAACTTTCTTGGAATGTAAGTTACCTCTACACCATAGATCTTGAGTTGTTCATTGATCAACTCTTGAACTAATCTTTGTTCTCCGTAAGAACCTTGAAGAAAGAAGGGATTTAATGCCATTATCCAATAAAGTCGTAGGGAGGAAGTTCATAATCCATTGCCATTCTTGATCTTATCTGTTCTATCTCTCTTTCAGCGTCTTCAAAAATCTCTCTACCATTCAACTCAATTCCACCAGGAAGTTTAACACCCCTAAACTTGATTAAGTTTTGACCCCACTGACGCTTGATCAATGCAGTCAAATACTTCTTGACAAAACTGTCATTGTAGACTGCTGTATAGTCTGATGGATTTAAGATTCTGTAGCAATCAATCACTAAGAAATCGCCAACAGATTGTGATTTCCAATCAATGTCAAGATACAGTCTATTTTGTCTCTTATTAAATCTTATCTGCTTATCTGTCGTTAAAAGGAAGTCAATATCTTCAAGATATGACTTGACCATCGCATATTGTAACAATTCAACCGAGTTGAAGTTGTATAGATCATTCAAAAACAACTGATATTTGATACTAAACATTCCACCAGATATTGCGCTGGTGTCAAATCTAAAAATCTTCTCAATGCCGATTACAGAATCTGGTATTTGGATAAAGTTTGATGTTTCGTAGAAGTTTGAGGTTGTTGTTCCATATCCAGCGATTGATGTGGAAGTTGCGCTGGTTGTTACGATACCAACCCCGTTGATATTTTTCGCTCTACCTCTATCAAGATCCGATTGTGTGATCTGATATTTCAGATACATTCTTTCGACACCATCAAAGTGTCTTTCTTGGAAATACTGAAGAGCATCATCGACCAAATCATCAATCTGGTCGTCATCTACGTTAATTTCCAATACTGGAGCACCTAACCGCCTAAGACAGTAATCAATTAGTTCTTGGCGTGTTGATGGTTTTGCCATTAGAATTCCTCAGAAGATGAATTAT